CACTCCATCCAGCTGCTCGGTAAATATTAGTAATCACCTTATAGGCAGCTAATATAACCTGTGCTGACATATTCTTATCAAACTTAGAATAATCTCCAGCGACAATACGATGATTGCCGTGACGAGCTAAGTAATGATAGATTTCGTCCCACTCCATAGAGGTAGCATTAGTACCCGGAGCAGCTTCAAAAGTAAATTTGTTATTTTGCAACACGCGCACAAACGACAACATATACTTTCGGACTACGAATGACCAATCAGCGGGTCCACCAGCAAACAACCGAGTTTTCTTATCGGCGATCTTCTGGAACCCAATTGGTTCATCCTTCATATGACCAGTGAAAATTGGCATATTGCGTCGACCTTGTTGATAATTTTCAATAATCTTATCTACACGATCATAGAATTCTGGTGAAAATTCCACGCAATCTTGCCATTCTTCAACAGCTCCCAAATAAGTCAAATGCTTTGACTTCTTCTCCTTCCAGGGAAAACCCATTGATGTCTTCAAGTTCATTTTATCAATAAATTTGACACCAGGTAATCCATTCAAAGACGAAACATTATCTAGAATAACTAGTTCTGCTAAGTCTTTCTGAGAAAGGTTAGAAAGGATATCTTTAGTAAATGCTTCAACGCACTCTTCTAGCAGATCGCCCTTCATGAGCTGTTTTTGTTGCACAATATCTAACGCTCCTAAACGCCATGGTTCCCAACCACGCATTACTGGGGCGCCTGTCTTCACTTCATAACCGCGAGCAATAACTGCATCAGCGATATATGTAGCCGTGACCTTAGACTTGTGCTTTGGACGAAAGCCTTCAAAACTTCCGTATACATTAGCAACACCTTCATCTATATAGCGAAAAACGCTTTTTGGATTAATGGGGGCTAAATGTATATCCGAACCTTGTGCATCCACAAGATTTGGAGCGCCAGCTTCTATAATAGTATAGTGCTTTTGTACCTCATAAAGATACTCTCGCGTTACTTGGATAGAAGTGACCCGACGTCCAATACCGCCGGTTTGATGAATCCCTAGACACATTGGTCCACTGGGTGTTTCTGCCACCATAACAGAACCACAATCACCAGAAACTGTATCTAATGAGATAGAAGCTTTCCACGAAGGAATAACCTTATCCATAGATGCTACATGGTAATGATCATCTTTTACGATCCCTTTGATTTGCATCAATGAAATATATCCATTATGCTCTCTCTTTATCATATAACCTTTAGCAATCGTTTTAAATGACTGACTTGGAAATAACTCGATAATTTCTTTACGAGGTGGTAAACAAGGGATCTCGAAAAAAGCTAAATCACGATCATAATCGAATCTAACTTTCTTCACTGATAGGTAGAATTCAATATTTTGATTAATACCTTGAAGGGTAGGGGAAGTGATCACATTAATGATCATATCTGACTGTGCTAAATTATGAGCATTAGTCATATATAATTGCCCCCCTAGGGCAACAGCTCGGCCATCTCTGGCACGATCAGCTCCATCGCGTGTATACCGCACAGTTATAGCAATACAATTGCGTTCAATAATAGCGGTACTACGCTCAAATGAGTTCCCTTTCCATGCCGTAGACAATTGTCCAACGTCAAAAGTTGAGGGTTCATACTCATCTCGGAACCAAGGATTAGCTTTTTCATCCTTAGTGGTGATGCGTGTTCCAGTAGAAGCTGAAACACCCTGGGTGGATAAATTGCTATACATAGTATACATTTTATACCCTCCCAACATCATAGGAATAAGAGTAAACAAAACCAAAATCAATTTGGATTTTTGTTTCATATTTCGCATTTTGTCACCAAATTTGCGAAAGTAGGACACTAATTCCTCTTTTTCATAGCGAATTGCTTCCAACGCTGAATAAGCATTGTTGACAATAGCACCTCGTATCTTATCTAAAATACAATAGGTG